GAATGGCATATGAAATGGTCATGCCCTATCATCTTCATATGCCATCTTATTTTTTAGAGACATTTACTGAATATCCCTTGTCAACTGTAGGGGCAGGGTTTGCCTGCCCAAATGCATAAGCAAACTATTTTTGGGCGAGCGAACCTTGCCCCTACTGGCAAAATGATACGCCATTTTACTTTTGATACATCTTCATATTATGAAGAGAGCTTTTTTTGATTTATTCTTTTATATCTTGGTACAAGAAGCGCTTGATACTTTTTTTGGCTGTTTTTTCAAATTCCTCAGGATATAGCTTGAAGCGGGCTATTTGGGAAAATGCCGGTAATTGTTTGTTCAGTTCAAGGCGGTTTTCTTCCATTACCCGTACAAGGTCTGATTGGCTCAAGCCGTGAGCAAAAGCATCATCGGAATCCGGATAGATTAGGCCCACCAGTTTGTCTTGTTGCAGAATAATCAGTGACTCTGACACGTATGGCATATTGTTTAGCTTGGACTCTATTTCTTCCGGATAAATGTTTTGTCCGGAAGAAGTGAGTAACAGGTTTTTGCAACGTCCTTTGATAAAAACATTTCCGTCTTCGTCTATTGTCGCCATATCGCCTGTATGCAACCATCCTTCAGTATCAATGACTTGCCGTGTCGCTTCCTCGTTCTTATAATAGCCCAACATCAGGTTGGCTCCACGGCATACCAGTTCACCCGCAATGGCTGATGGGTTAGGAGACAGTACCTTGGCTTCCATACGTGCGGCAACTTTTCCGCAAGATGCCAGTTTCAGTTCTGTCCAATGACTATGGCAGATGATGGGACCACATTCAGTCATTCCGTATGCAATGGTGTATGGGAAATCTATCATTTTTAGAAAGGCTTCCACTTCGGCATTGAAAGGAGCCCCTCCGATGATGATTTCGATGAAATTTCCGCCGAAAACTTCCATCGCCTTCTGCTTGATAAGTTCTTTTATCTTATCGCTGATGATGGGAACATGTAATAGCAGTTTACCTAATTTGTTGTCTACCTTGGGAAGAATATTTTTCTTGAATATTTTTTCCACAATCAGTGGCACGCAAGCTATGACGCGCGGGCGGATTTCCGCAAATGATTCGGCTATGATTTTGGGCGATGGCATGCGGGTAAGAAACCATAGATGGGCGCCTGCTGTGAAACCGTAAAGAAAATCGAAAGTCATGCCGAATACGTGTCCCAAAGGTAACATGGATACGACGCTGTCACCTGCTTTCAGACCTATTTTTTCTTTACAGTAGAGCACGTTGGAGAGTATGCTACGATAAGGCAGCATTACGCCTTTGGAATATCCGGTAGTACCTGAAGTGTAATTAATGATGGCCAGGTCTTCTGATTTTTCTTTTTCATAAGAAATATCATCGGGACGAAATCTGCAAGGGAATTTGTGCCCGAATATCTCATTCAGATGGTCGCGGGCATAAGCCAGTTTTTCCGAACGGGATACGGGTACACCGAAATCTTTCAATTCTATGATACCTTCCAAATGAGGCATGGCTGCTTCATTCAAGTTCTCCCATATCTGATCGCCTACGAACAACAGGCGGGCTTCAGAGTGGTTTACAATATTGTGTACCTGATCGGCTTTGAATTCATGTAGGATAGGTACTACTACGGCACCATAGGTGATGACGGCAAGGTAAGTTACTGTCCAATGAGCGCTATTACGCCCGCAGATGGCTATTTTATCTCCCTTCTCAATGCCGGCATTTTCCAGCAAGATATGTATTTTCTCTATTTTACGGGCCACATCTCTGTATTGTAATGTGATGCCTTTATAGTCTGTAAGAGCGTTTAAATACCAATTTGTTTTTATACTTTGCTCGATAAGAGCAATAAAACTCTGTTCTAGTTCCATGATAACTTTTGCACATTTATAGGCTGAGTGTGCGCAAAAGTAGTAAAATGAGGTAAGGGGGATGGGAAATGAAACAGTTTTTTACATTAATTTAACGCCCTGAAAATGTAGATTCTTTTATTATTTTACTTTAAAATGCTAGTTTATAATCGTTTGCCAATTGTTGATATGTCCCTTTTCCGGAAATGTTATTTGTTCAGTCATAATAGTATTAGAATTCAAAGATTCCGGGGGATAATGTAGGATTGATATAACTGACGTCACGTGTTTGCCATAACCTGCCATTCAGTGTGTAGAATAATTGTTTGGTGGCCGACGAATTGTTTAGGTTAACAGTAATTACGTACAGAGTGGTTCGTTTAGGAAATTCTATGAGATTTACATTGGTGGCAGTCCACATGGCGTATGGACTCAATGTAAAATCATTATATACGTTAGGTGTCAGTTGATCTGTAGTTTGTAAATCGGTATTAGTCATTACCCATTGGGCATTACCGTTCATCCATACTTCTTTTTCAAAACCATTTTGGATAAAAGAGGCCACATAATAATTCCCTTGTTGGCTCCAGCTTACGTTCGTGGCATGTGGATATATCTTTTTCAGTGCTATATGAAATGTAGTGGGAGAGGTAGCAGACAAGGTGGTGATCAGTACCCATAATATTACACATATAGAATAACATCTCTTCTTCATGGTATTTAAATGTTTTGATGAGGTTGATAAAACAGCTTGGCTATACTTTTTGTTCGCCGGTATAAAACCTGATTTTGTGGATTTTTTCCACACTTTTGTGGTGTTGTCAACAGGAATCTACACTCCTGAAATGAAAAAATGTATATGTATGTAGCTGATTTTTAGTTAGATATTAAAATGAGCAGATTTGTGGCGCGCTTCTTGTTTTATTGTTGTCGGTAAAAATAAATAAAAAATAAAGTAATTATGAAAAAGGTATTAGTAACATTGGTATTAGTGATGACTTTAGGCGTGTCTGTTTCTTTTGCTCAAGCGGCTCCGGTAGAGGTTCCGGTAGTGGAAAAGCCTCAACAATCTAAGAAGTTGGTTTTCTCGGAAATCTATATGAATGATGTGCCGGAAGCCGTGATGGACAGGCTTGCACTGGAAGGTGCTATGATAAAGCAGGCTTTTATGGCCTATGGCATTGATGGAAGCCGTATTTATAAAATTAATGTGTTGACAAGTGATGCTCATGAACAGACATTGTTCTTAGGTGAAGATGGTAAAATTTTGCAATAGTTAGTATATTTATAATAGTGCTTTTACATGAATTCCCGGCTTGTGATAAGTCGGGAATTTTTTTAGTTAAATTGTTTCTTGACGATATTCGAAAAATAATTAAGAAATCTCTTGTGCATAATAATTGTAGGTTTTATCTTTGCCACTCAAATTTAAAAAGGTGATACAATGGAAACTTATGATATATATTTTAAAGAAGGTAATGATTTTGCTAATAAAGGATTTTCATTGAAAGATAAGGCTAAGGCCATTAGAATGGCGGAAGATATGTTGGCTGAACGCAAAGGATATGTGAAGGATTTTGTTGGAGGAACTATTTCCGTAATGTGTAAAGAAACGAAAGAGGAAGTTTGGTCCAAGCCGATAGGGGAGGTTTAATGCAATTTTTACATCTTTTTTTGCCTTGCCAATCATAGAGTTGTGAAATACAGTGCTGTAATTGAAATGGTACGTAGCCGTTAATAGCAGCAACCCTTGGTTGTATTTGTGGTGGATTTGTTATTGGCGGACATGAATATTTCTTTCTCTTCTAGGATATTCGGTATATTTCTCCTTTCATGCTTTTGCCGGACTGATATAGATAATGCCGGGTAGCACTTGATAGGACGATGATTGTTCTTTTACTAAGATGCTTCAGTATGACTTTTTTCCGATCCTATCCATTCTTGACATATAGTTGTTATTCATAGCTAAATACACCGTATTCCCAATGAAGCTTTCTGTGGGGATCCCTTTGGTGTTCGTGTAACTATTGTGACTGTTATTATGCCGATGGGGTATAGTATTGATACAACAATGATTTTTCATAATAACTTTTAACTTATGATTTAGATAGCTCCGACTTGTCACAAATCGGGGTTATCCGCTTGTTATGCTATTAAACTTGGTCAGCTATTGGTTAACAATTTCACGCAACAGTAACTCTTTGGAGTAAAAGTGGCAAATAAATTTTTTGTTCACATGAAAAAAAACTTTCCCAAAAGCTTTGTATTATTGATTTTCTATGTATCTTTGCATCGTTATTATTTCTCGGGGTATTAGCTCATCTGGCTAATTTTTTCTACTTCTTAATCTGCTGTTTGTCACCTATTTATATTTTTCGTTTTCGTTTGATGTTGAAACAATGTTGAAACAAAGGAGATTTTCATGTTAAAGCCGGGCGTAATCCCCGGCTTATGTTGTTTTTTAACTCTTCCCGGATTCCAATCATGTTCTTTAGTTGTTATTGCTAAAATATTGCTAAAACAATTTTCAAATCATTTCAATTCATCAAGCCTGTAACTACTTCCGTCTATAAATATCGAAGTACCAACAGTTGTAAACGTAGCCTTCTCCCTCACCATTCCACCGAGAGAGTTTTTAGACCCATAATCCAGTTCCCAATTTACTGTGAAATCTCCATCCTTTGTGTATTTTTCGCTGTACACCTTGAAAGATTCAGGGTCTTTTAAGGTATAATCGAAATATGCTTTATACACTTTCCTCCCTTTATAAACAGCTTCATCGCAGGAACTCATACAGAATAGTGCTGACAAGCCTATTATGGTAAATAGAATCTTCTTCATAATCTTATATATTTAGTTTGTTCTTTAATTCTTGGATTTTTCTAATAGCCTTTTAGCCTTTTCTAATCTTGTAATATACTCCATTACGTCATATTGAACGAAAGCCCATTTCCCGTCTTCATATCTAATGTTTTCATTAGTTTCAAGAGCCTGCATCACTTGATTGTATAACGACGAATCATCTTCGATTGCCCTTCCGGCTCTGCGCTCATTTTCTTTCATAAATACACTTATGGCTATCTTAATGATTCTGATTTCATTATCATAATCTTTCTTTTTCCGATAAAGAATCATTAATCTATCATATGGATGTGTTGCTGGAAGTTGTGGTATAATAGCTTTTTCATATACAGCTATAGCTTCATTTATCATACCTTCCTTTTCTAAATCTATGCCTAATTTAATCAATCTTGAATTTTCATTCAGAACTTCTTGTTGAGCTATTTCTTTAAATTCTTTTTCCTGCTTTTGTTTAAGTGTTTCAAAACGAGATTTTTCCAAATGGTTTAGTCTATATTCGAGTTCACCTTCGTCTTTACATAAGACCTCTCTCGCTTTAATTCCACTTGTTTCTCCTACAATTCCAGCACATTCAAGTTGGTCCATAATACGCCCTGCTCGATTATAACCTATAGCAAATTTACGCTGAATTAATGAAGTAGAACCTTGCTGGTGAATCACAACCAAACGGGCAGAATCTTCAAATAGCGGATCAAGTCTAATCATATTAACATTATTTACAGAGGGATCTTCTATTTTTTCTTCCTCTTCTTTCTTTATAAATATCTCTTCTTTTTTTGTGTCTACTTTTTCTTCTGTATCTGTAATTATCCTATTTATAGGTGTTTCTGTAATTAGGGTTTCATTATCGTTGCCAATTTCATTGTCCATTTGAACTGTTTCCTTTTTCTCAACCGACGATAAATGTAAAGCAAATCCTATTATTATAAGAAGTATAGATAGAGCAAAATGTATACCACAGATTGGCAATATGACTGCAAGGGCATAGCATATAAACGAGAAAAGACATCCAGTATAATTCTTTATTTCATATCCAGAATCTGCATTATTTAATTGCGTTCTATGATTGGACATATTATTGTTACAAACTTTTGTTCTTGAATAGATACCTGTGCCGGGTATTCCTGTCGTAACGTACGTTCCTCGTTTACCGAAATTTACTTTTGCTCCTCGTGGACCAATCGACCAACTTGTACCAGATTTGCTAACATTCATGTGTACTCCAGGAAGTATCTTAATTCTTTTTCTGAAATATAGTCCCATAGTATTAGATTTTATTTATAATAATGTATCGCTTACGATGTGCTGTTTTACTATCCAAAGACTTCTTATTTGATCTATTTCTATATCGAAATCATCAAATTCCTCCGTATTAATAGAGTGAGCAATCCAGTATTTACGAGCCAAAGATTGTTCCTTATACCTACGTAATATCTTAATGTGTCCATGATATTCTCCGGTTTCTTTGTCTTCTACTACTATTCCAAATATGTTGCCAAATGGTATTGTATTTGGATTATCATGAGGAAGTGTATATCTTTTTAAAGCAACCCAACAGCCAGAAGGAAGTGTTGGGGACATAGATCTTCCTACTATCTGTGCTACTCCTTCACAATCTTTGCAATCGGGTAGATACCAATAGCGGGTGATATCTTCGGTAATACTTATGAGTTGGGTTTGCCCAGCTGCAAATTTAAAACTTACCTGTGGCAATAAATGCAATCCTTTATTTTTTGCATCTTGAAATTCCTCTTCTGATGTAATTGATGTGCCGGAAGATGTCGGTATATTAGGAATCACATCATCTGTATTTTTATCTTCGTTTATCGCGTTCCCTCTTCCTGTAAGGATGTACTCCGAATTTATTTTGTTACAATTCATGCAAACAGCAGACAATATATCTGATGGAAGGGATTTTTCTTTCCCGGTATTAGTCTTTCCTCCTTTCATCTGCGAAATTTTAGATTGAGCAGATTTCACTCCATACTTTGTTTCTATTTCATAAGGGGTTATACCAGCTTTTTCTATTGCTTCAAAAAATCTATCAATCATTCCCATAAATTATATCTTTTAATTTGATGCTTTATAAATATAAAGTATATTTGTATCGGAATCAAGTTGCGGATGATTTCGACTAAATTGTTTAACTGTTCCCATTAAGGGACTATATAGGCGACTTAACTTCAAACCGCAACTTTGGAGTTGGTCGCTTTACTTTTATAGTTATGGTAATAATCAATCCTTTTCTATTTGAATCAATGAGAATGCAAATAGAAGAGTCATCTCATACGCCAAACAAAACAATCTGTAAGGATCCATTTAAAGAATCAAACAGGCTTATTGATAATGCAAAAGAATCATACTTCAAGATCTTGAAGGAAGAGAAGCGCGCTATCAGAGAAAGTGCCAATCCTTCCGAGTTTAATCTTTAGTTTCCTTGTGAATGCATCGTCAAACAGTGTATATCCATATCGTGTTTTAAGTTCTTTCAACTGATTAATAACATAATCTATATCTTCCTTATCTTTAGTCTTTTCAGTGGTCTCAAGCATCATGTAAATAGATTGCCTTATATCTGCTATATTTTTTAATTTCATAGCCATGTGTAGCAGGCGTATCTCTATATACATCATAGTTTTTGCTGTATGAATTACATGATGGTCACTTATGTCCTGTAATTTTTCTTCTATTTCATTTTTAAGGTCGTTTTT